GATCAAACAAGCTGAAATCTCGATGGATACATTAAACCGAGCTATCAAGGGCAAGTCAGTGCAAATGTCGACGGTCGTTGGTATCTGCTATGCGTTGTGTGTCGATGATACCGAAAGTCACGACTTTTGGGAAACCGATTACTACAACCCTAAATTAGATAGGAGGTAGCTATGAATAAAAAACAATTATTAGAACTAGCTAGTTGTTGCTTATGGATTTTAGCCTTGGGCTTATCCGCCGGTATAAGTTTATTCGTGATGTTATCCCTGGTGCTTCTAGCGTTCTAGGAGGTACCCATGAATAAGATGTGTATCACAGTAGCGGAAGCTGCAAAACTTGCTAGCGTACCTGAAACAGTTATTCGGGAATGGGCGCAAGACTTTGACTTCCCTTCAATGAGGATTGGTAAGCGTGGAGGTAAACGCCTTATCCACGTAGAGTCGTTTAATGCTTGGCTAGCGAAACGGTGCCAGGCACGAATAGGAGAGTAAACATGTTAAAAGTAGTTTATGTGCTTCGTATTATCGCAGCCATTTTAGTAGTAGGAACTGTCGGTTCTATTGAAATAGACCGCATTGATTTGTGGACTGGTATGTGCCAGGGGTTACTAGGTATCACTCTTTGGTTACTCACTGGCTACTGGATTGAGGAGCTAAAAGAGTATGAACGATAAACGATGCTCCTTTTGTAATAAAAGGATTAAAAGTCCTTACACAAATTGGTCGTACCTAACCGGCAAGCCTCGTATAGTGTGTGATAACTGTAAAGACATACACCCGTGTGTAAATAGAATAACACGTTTATCCAAACGTGCCTAGTGAAAGGAGGTGAGGACGTTGCGAGACTGTACAACGTGCCCTAATAGAGATTACTGCATTCCTGATGAGTGCGAGCACCTGGGCACAAAAAAAAAGCACCCCAAAGCACGGCAATGCTAAAGGGCGCATAGAAAAATATCCATTTAAAGTATATCACATCATTAAGCCGAAAGGGAATAGAACAATGATCGAGTTAAAAATCACAGTTGATAAAGCAGTTGAATTAGAACAAGAAGTGAAAGACCTATATCAATCTATCGTAGGCGCTCCAGTTAAAGAAGAAACATCTACTAAGAAGGAAGCTCCTAAACAAGCTGAACCAGTTAAAGAAGAAGCACCTGCTCCTAAGGAAGAACCTAAATCTGAGCCAGTTAAAGAGGAACCAGCAAAAGCTGAAGAACCTAAAGTAGAGGTCCCTAGCCTTGAAGCAACTCGTGAAGCAGTAAAAGACGTAATGGCAAAAGCTACTGATAAAACGAAAGCTAAAGGCGAATTCAAAGCCTTCTTAGATAGCATCGGCGCTGAAAAGGTAACATCTGCTACCGATGAACAACGTATTCAAATTATGGAATGGGTGACTAGCCGTGGCTAAGAAACATGCTTTACTTGGGGCTTCAAGTAGCGCCAGGTGGCTAGTATGTACTCCTTCAGCAAGACTAGAAGCGATGTTCCCCGACGAACAATCGCCCTACGCTGCGGAAGGTACTGTAGCACACGACCTGGCAGAAGCAATCCTGCGGCATAAGCTGGAGGGCAAAAAAGCCCCTAAGCTAGACGACTACTCCGCTGAAATGATAGAAGCGGTTAATCGGTATGTCGATATTTGCGAAGAGAAGGTAAACGAAGCGCGTGCTCGTTCCTCTGATGCGGAAGCCATGATTGAAGCACGGCTCGACTTCTCTAGATGGGTGCCTGAAGGCTTCGGTACCGGCGATATGGTAATCGTAGCCGATGGCATCCTGGAAGTGATTGACCTGAAGTACGGCAAGGGCGTTCCTGTTAGCGCTGTTGAAAACACGCAAATGCGACTCTACGCATTAGGCGCCTACGATGTAAACGAGTTCTTATACGACATTAAAACAGTTCGTATGACGATCGTTCAGCCAAGACTGGATAGCGTGTCTACCGACGAAATGGCGCTTAAAGAACTTCTTGATTGGGGCGAAGATATTAAACCTATCGCACAACGCGCCTGGGACGGTATCGGCGAATGTACACCTTGCGATTACTGTAACTTCTGTAAAGCACGGCACACCTGCCGAGCGCTGGCCAATACGTGCCTAGATACTTTCTACAAAAATGGCGGTAAGCTCAATCAATTACTCACTGACCGTGAAGTATCTGACATCCTGGCGATGAAAGATTTAATCACGAAGTGGATTAAAGGTGTTTACGACTTTGCATATGAGAAAGCCTTATCGGGTGAAAAGCAATGGCCTGGGTATAAATTAGTCGAGGGTACATCAAGACGTACAATTACGGATCCAGACGCTGCTGCTAAAACATTACTCGACAATGGCTACAAAGAAGAAGACATATTCAAGCCTCGAGAACTCGAAGGTATCACAAATCTGCAAAAGGTTCTTGGTAAAAAAGGCGTTGCCGAATACCTAGAAGCGTATATCGACAAGCCTGAAGGCAAGCCTACGTTAGTCCCTGAGTCTGATAAACGACCAGCAATTAATACAGTTGAAACAATGATGAATGAATTTGAAGATGAGGTATAAGAGATGAATAAAACTTTAACAACAGCATTGGCAATTTCCGCGTTGGCAGTAAACGTAGCTAGCGCAACTAGTAATAACACAGTAGGCGGTACAGATAATACTATCTCCGCAACTTCTACAAGCTCCGCAGTATGGGGCTTCCAAAACAACATCGACGCTAATAATGCGTTAGCGTTCGGTACAAATAATACTGTAACTGGTGAAAACGGCTTCGCTGGTGGCAATAATGCCACTGCAGCAGGTCGTAACTCCTTCGCTTTTGGTTCTCATGCGGAAAGCTTGGTGGAGTACACCGTAGCCATCGGCAATCAAGCTCGTGTGTCTAGCTACGACAGTGTAGCTATTGGTAACGGTGCCTTCGTATCAGGCGAAAGCTCCGTGGCCTTTGGACGCTCCAATAATGTTACTGGTGAGAACTCCGTCGTGGTCGGCGCTAATAATGGCACAGTAGCAGGTGGCCAGTCCGCCGTAGTTGGCTACAACAACAAAATTGGTTCCCAAAAGGAACAATTAGTGTTCGGGTCTAATTCCGAATCTAATGGTCAAGGTGCTCTTACATTTGGCACTCATGCCAAATCCTTAGCCACTGATGCCGTTGCATTTGGTAACAACACGATTGCTGATCAAGCGAATTCGGTAGCAATCGGTACTAACAGCGTTACAGATAGCGCCGTTGGTGTTGATGGTATCACAATTAATGGTACTCGCCACGTATTTGCAGGCGAGCAACCGGCAAGCGTGGTAAGTTTTGGCGCTAAAGCCCGTGGAGGTGCCGGCGGAGTAACTCAGTACAACCGCCAACTCACGAATGTCAGCGCTGGTCAAATCTCCGCTGATTCATTAGACGCTGTAAATGGCTCCCAGCTGTTCGCTGCGATTGATGAAATCGAAACAAACGCTAAACAAATTAGTAAAAATAAGAAAAATATTAAGGATGTGGCAATCGGTTTGAACATGCTTGGCGATGTAGTGAACGATCATGAGCAAGCTATCGCAGGTAATACTACCGCAATCGCCAACAACACTAACCGCATCAATGGTAATACATCTGCTATCAATTCCCTTGGCCAAAAGGTATCTGCTAATACAGCGGATATCAGAAGCCTTGAACATGTGGCAGACAATCACGAAGGTCGTATCACGACTTTAGAAAATCGTTCTTTGGGATTAGCTAATGACATTAACAACAAGGTCAACAATCTTGGCCAACGTGTTAATAAGTTAGGTGCAAGCTCCGCAGCACTTGCTGGATTGCATCCATTAGACTTTAACAGAAATGACAAAGTCAGCTACGCTGTAAGTTACGGCCACTACCGTAACAGTAATGCAGTAGCGCTCGGCGTATTCGCTAGACCTAATGAACGTATCATGCTAGGCTTTGGTGCTACATTAGGCGGTGAGAACCAATACACCGTAAACGTAGCATTCAAAACCGGTAAAGGTTCTGACTACATTGCTGAAGCCAAAGATGCACAAAGCCGTATTTCTAAACTCGAAGCACTCGTAAACAAATTAATGTCTGAAGTAGAAGCTAACAAATAATTCATTTAAAGAAGGAGACCGTAACAATGGCTAAATTAACAACTGGTATCGTAAGACTTTCCTATGCAAACATCGCTCAACCTCGTAAAAACGACGACGGCAAAGCAAAATATAGCTCCCAAATCATCATTGATAAAACCGATAAGAAGACAATCAAAGCATTTGAACGCGCGATTGAAGAACTTAAAGCGGATCCGAAAGCAGTAGCTAAGGTGGAAGGTAAAGCAGCTTACCTTAAATTGAACTTACGCGATGGTGATACAGATGAAGCAGTAGCTGACCAACCTGAGACATACGCTGGTAAATTCTTCATTAATGCGAATAGCGATAAACAACCTATCGTATTCACTCGTGACAAAATCAAGATGGACCAATTCGACATCGAAGAAGAAATCTATTCCGGTGTATACGCGCAGGTCGCATTATCCGTATTCGCTTATAACTTTAACGGTAAAAAAGGCGTAGGCTTTGGTCTAAATGGTGTTCGTAAAGTTAAAGACGGTGACCGCCTCGGTGGTGTTCACGTATCTGCTAGCGACTTTGGGGACGATGATTTAGGCGACCTAGATGATGACGATTTAATCTAAGGAGGCATATATGGAGCTCAGTATTGATGTGGAAACGTATTCTGACTGCCCTATTAAATATGGGGCTCAGCGATACGTTGATGATACAACATTTGAAATACTGCTCTTTGCCTATAGCTTCGATGACGAACCGGTCGAAGTAATTGATATGACAAAGGATCCACTACCCGAAAGGGTGGTGGACGCTTTGTATAACAAGGAAATTACAAAGACCGCATTCAACGCAGCATTCGAAATGCTGTGTCTAAAAAAGTACTTCCCTGATGCGGATTACACGAATTGGGAATGTACCTCTGTACTAGCGTTATACTGCAGTTTACCTGCAAGCCTCGATAATGTATCCAAGGCTTTACGATTAGGCGAAGCTAAAGATGCAAGAGGCAAACGCTTAATTCAATTCTTCTCTGTACCACGAAAACCAACTAAGACAAATCCTAAGACACGAAATATGCCTGGGGATGCGCCGGAGAAATGGGCGGAATACATTGAGTATAACCGCCAGGACGTGGTAGTAGAAAAGGCAATTCGTAAACGCTTACTTTCGCTTAAGCCACCTGCTATCGAGCACGAGTACTGGCTACTCGACCAAGATATCAACTGGCGAGGCGTGAAAGTAGATATGGAACTCGTCGATGCAGCGCTTGCTTGTAACGACGAAATCGTGGAAGAAGCTACCGAGTCATCCAAGATATTAACAGGATTAGAGAATCCTAACAGTACTATGCAACTTAAAGAGTGGTTAACTGCAAGACTAGGATATGATCTAGAGACAATGCGAAAAGACGATGTATCAAACCTCTTGGCACAGGATATCCCCTCCGATGTTCGCAAAGTACTGCAAAATAGACAGGTGCTCGGTAATTCCTCCATAAAAAAATACTTGGCCATGAAAAACGCTGTGTGTTCTGATGGTCGTATCCACGGCATGCTTCAGTTTTACGGAGCTATGAGAAGTGGACGATGGGCAGGTCGTGTAGTACAACTACAGAACCTACCTCGTAACTACCTAGAAGATTTAGACACCGCTCGGGAAGTTCTTAAAAGTAGAGATGTAGAAATGCTAGACCTACTCTACGGAAACCCTGGTGATGTGATTAAGCAACTTATCCGTACTGCTCTCGTAGCAGAAGACGGGCACCGATTTATTGTAGCCGACTTTAGTGCTATTGAAGCCCGTGTTATAGCTTGGCTTGCTCACGAGAAGTGGCGCCAGGATGTATTTGCGCAAGGTGGCGACATCTACTGTGCATCCGCATCCAGTATGTTCCACGTACCAGTTGAGAAGCACGGCGTTAATGGTCACCTTCGCCAAAAAGGTAAGGTAGCAGAACTAGCGCTCGGGTATGGTGGCGGTGTAGGAGCCATGAAAGCGATGGATTCAAAAGGTGAAATTCCTGAGAAGGAGCTCCCCGGTATCATCGAAGCTTGGCGACAAGCTAGCCCACGAATTACGAAATTTTGGAAAGATGCAGACAGCGCAGCAAAGCAAGTAGTGAGAACAGGAGAACCCGTACGAATTAGACAAGGCAATATTAAATTCTTTAAATCGAAAGGCTTCCTGTTCATTGAATTACCGTCCGGTCGTAGACTTGCCTATGCAAGACCAAGACTTGGACTTAACCGGTTCGGTAGTGAATCGATTGAGTATGATGGTATGGATCAGGTTAAGAATACATGGGGCAGAGTTGAAACCTACGGCGGAAAGCTCGTCGAAAACATTGTACAGGCAGTAGCAAGAGACTGCTTAGCCGCATCAATGTTACGGCTTTCTAAAGCAGGTTACAAAATTGTAGCCCATATCCACGACGAAGTGGTTATCGAAGCGCCTATAGGCGTAGGCAGTTTAGAAGAAGTAATAGATATTATGTGTGAACCTGAGCCCTGGAATGAGGGACTCATATTAAACGCAGCAGGGTTTGAGAACCCTTACTACATGAAGGATTAGGAGGACAATTCTTATGAAACTCTCAAAACAACAAATTCAACAACAACGCGAAGCAATCGACGGCTTATATGAACTCGTAAAAGAGGCACCAGCTAGTGAACGTAAAGACACGGCTATGGCATACTGCGAAGGATGTATTGCTGCTTGCGACCTCGCGCTTAAGATATTAAACGGCAAGAAAGTAGAAGCTCCTAAGGCTGAAGAGCCTGTAGTTGAAGCTACTCCGGCAGTAGTAGAAGAGAAACCTGAAGAAAAGCCTAAGCGTAAACGTACTACTAAAAAGAAAGAAGTAGAAGCTCCAGTAGTTGAGGAAACTCCTGAAGAAGATGATTTAGACGATTTGTTATAAGAGAAAGGATAGCGCCTTATGAAGGTCTTATTCAATCTACAAGTACAAAGGCTGTACGACCTGGTACGGCGCAATCAAGTATCGCCTTTTAACCCTGCAAGTTATTACCATGTACCTTGCGAACACTCCTTCGCTAATCTTTGGCCAATGGAATCCAATGGGTTCGGGATAGTGCCTTGCCGGGAATCAGATGAGTTCTATTGCCCAAAATGCGGTGAGCGGATCAACGCTAAAGGATTTACTGCAGAAGTTGGGTATAGCGCCACAGTTCCTCTCTCCCTAGACTTATCAATTATAGATAGGGGCGATAAACTGGACGTGCAATTTGAGTACGACACGGTATACGCCGACGGAGATAATGGGATGATTTACAAAGGCTATAAATCTCATGTCATTGATGTAGTACGGTTTGATTTCAAGCAAAGAAAAACATTTACCATACTCAAGAAACGCTCACGCAGCGACGTCGTTGAAGAAGCGACAGTATCTCCGTCGGGCTTTAGCAATTCCCTTTCATCGTTAGTTTGGTTCGTAGCCACTCCTGACTGCAGACTACATAACTACCGGGATGAGTTAAAATGTTTCGCTAAGGTGCTAAAAGAAGTGTTCTTCGAGAAGCTATCAAAGGTCGTAGGCTATAAAGTCAAATCCATTAGACAAGGTGTACAGGTATCTAACAAGTACGGGGCTTTAGATAACTTACTTCATAACTTAGTATGGAAACTAAAAGCTCCGGATGCCCCGGCTATCAATGATAGTCTTAAACGAGACTATGATGACTTCTATAATCGGAAATTCCCTAACGAGACACTTGGTATGGGTAACGTATTAGAGTTAACGATAAAAGGTGATTCCTTTGTAAAGGCCTTAATCAAGGCTCATAACTTACCCGATGCTCGATGGGTTCGTCGGTTACTCCACGATAGACCGTTCTTCTATGCGAAGATCATCAAAGTTATGGCTACGTTATTTAAGAACAAGGACTATCAAAAAGCTATGGTCGATGTCGTTAAAGATAACGCTGATAATACAAGTTATATTCAGTCTTGGCCGTTATGGAGTGATGACCGCGATTTATCGGTTATTCGTAAATTTGTTAATATCCTTAGTCATCAATACGGTGAGCGACAGGCGTTCTTATTTATTAGAAATGCGCCTTCCTATCACGATATCAGAGATACAGCTAGTATGTATTTTGAGTTATCGAGAAGTCGCCGTAAAGAGGTTTGGAGCAGTCGCATCCAAGTGCGTAACCTACATGACACCATCTCGAGAATGCAAAAGTTCGACAAAGTGGAAGACGAAATTGTTCAGCAGCGTAAAGCACATCGAGTGCTAGCTGATATGGTTAACGGTTACCGCTTCATGGCAATCGGTTCTACTCACGGCATCATTGACATGGGTATTCAGCTTAATAACTGTGTAAGCTCCTATATCAAAAATGTGAAAGCTGAAACGTGTGCTATCGTAGGTGTCTATAAATGTAACGAGCCTGTAGCGTGTATCGAGGTTAATCCGAAAGGTGATGCGGACGACTTTGTAGAGATACACCAGGCTAAACTTAAAAACAATCGTGGCGTGTATGAAGACCACGATATTAATGGAGCTGTAACGCAGTGGGTAACATCTCACGGCTTATGTGTTCCGGCGTATGTACGAGATATCCAGTTTGCGAAGGGAGGAGCGATGTAATATGGATACTAATATCATCATAGCTACGGGCAGAAGTCGCTCCGCCCGTAGCTGGAAGTCTCAGAAAATGACTTGGAGTGCGTTGGCCAATAAATTGGCTGAACCTACTGTAACGAATGAAACGGCTGCTGAATATGCCAAGATGTCTAAAGCTGATCAAGGACGAAAGAAAGACGTCGGCGGTTTTGTAGGTGGCTATATCCCCGGTAATGGTAGACGGATTAGAGGGGCTGTTAAAGAGAGATACTTAATCACTCTTGATGCGGATAACCCTGGCGAAGATTTCATCGTAGACCTAGATATGGAATTAGGCGGTATGGAATATGTACTTTATAGTACACACAGCCACACAGCTGACAATCCGCGCTATCGGGTTATTATCCCTGTCGATAGACCGATGACACCGGATGAGTATCAAGCAGTCTCGAGACGGATTGCTGATAACATCGGCATTGAGTTCTTTGACCCATCCACGCACCAGGCTGAACGGCTTATGTATTGGCCAAGCCATCCTAAGGATGTGGAGTACGTTTACCAGCACAGCGAAGGCGCACTCGTTTCAGTAGATACCTATTTGAGTACCTATAGAGACTGGCGTGATACGAGCCTTTGGCCAACATCGGAGAAGGAATCACAAATTCGCCTTGATGCGGCTAAGAAGCAAGGTAACCCATTAGAGAAAAAGGGCCTTATCGGTGCCTTTTGTAGATGCTACAGTATCACGGAAGCTATCCATAAGTTTCTCCCTGAAGTCTATGAACCTACAGTAGTTGAGGACCGGTACACCTATGTAGCCGGTAGCTCGGTAGGTGGTTTAGTAATTTACGATAATGATACTTTTGCTTACTCCAACCATGCAACTGACCCAATCAGCGGTAAGCTCGTTAATGCATTTGACCTTGTACGGATTCACTTATTCGGAGATAAGGACCCAGCAGATGAGACCAGCGTCACCAAACTTCCGAGCTACAAAGACATGATAGACTTCGTCAACGAAGACGGCGCAGCACCAATTCTGCTCGATAAGGAACGTATGGCGGATATGGAGTTTGAGGATATCACAGACGATGACGAGGACTTTTTATCGAAGCTTAAGCGTGATAAAAATGGTACCCCTGAATCTGACGTGTACAACTGCCTTGTAGTTCTTAAACAAGACCCTACACTTAAAGGTAAAATCCGACTTGACGAATTCGCGCACCGCTTAGTCGTGATTGACGATTTACCGTGGCGTGGTAAGGATGAAACTCCTTACTGGACGGATACTGACGATGCGTGCCTACGTAACTACTTCGCTACGAAATACCTCATCAAAGGTAAAGGCATCATCGATGATGCGCTCCAGGAAGTAACGCAAGATAATAAATTCCATCCGGTACGCCAGTACTTAACTGGTTTAACTTGGGACGGTAAATGTAGAGTCGATACTCTATTTATCGATTACATCGGTGCTGAGGATACCGAGTATATCCGAGCGGTTACCCGTAAATGGATGTGCGGTGCGGTAGCTCGTGTTATGGATCCTGGTGTTAAGTTCGATACGGCGATTGTGTTGTATGGTTCTCAAGGTCTTGGTAAATCCTTAATCCTAGAACGCTTAGGGCGTAAATGGTTTAATAACTCCTTAGTTGATATCAAGACTAAAGATGCCCTAGAACAAATTCAAGGGTCTTGGATAGTCGAACTTGCCGAACTGGCACCTACCTACAAGAACGATAATGAAATCGTTAAAGCCTTTATCAGTCGTACCTCTGACCGGTTCCGTTCTCCATATGGACGACGCACCGAAGAGTACCCTCGCCAGTGTGTGTTCGCTGGTTCCACTAATAATCTTATGTTCCTTAAAGACCGTACCGGTAACCGCCGATTTTGGCCAATTACTGGCGATAAGGACCGGAAGACAAAGAACTCCTGGGACTTGTCAAAAGATGAAATTGACCAATTATGGGCGGAAGCGTTCGTGTATTGGTCTGAAGGTGAGCCATTGGTTCTTGAAGGAGCACTTGAAGAAGAAGCCCTTCGAATTCAATTATCCCACACAGAAGGCGGTGAACTCGTAGGTCTTATTGAAGAGTACCTCGAAATGGAACTGCCTAAAGATTGGGAGTCTAAAGACATCTACGATCGCAGGGAGTATATCCGGAATTATGGCGACGACGATTATTGTGGTTCAGTGCAGCGGGAACGAGTGTGTGCGCTTGAGATATGGTGTGAAGTGATGGAGGGCGACAGGAAGAACCTGCAGAACGCAAAAGCAAGGGAAATCATTGACATTTTGCAATCTATTAAAGGGTGGAGCCCTTATTCAAAGAGCGTTGGGAAGATGCGATTCGGGAAAATGTACGGCGTGCAAAGAGCGTTTATTAGGGATGCGAGCACTCTCCAAAGTAAGGCTAAAATGATATCTAAAAATCGTAAATAGCCGTGTTGCCGATTTTTGTTGCCGATTAGGTGTTTTTCTAATATCGAAAATTGTCGAAATCATTTTTATTCATCTCTGTACATCGATGCTTTTTGATATGGCGAAAATAATCGGCAACGGCAACACGTGTGGCAACAAAATCGGCAACACGTTTTGTGTAGTTGTTATCTGTCTTAAATGCAATTTGTTGCCGATGTTTTCTATTATTTACTATTAATTAAAAATAATAAATATATGAATAAGTGCTTGTATACGTATACACGTAAAAAACGCAAATACGCGTATATATATATATGAGAAAAAAAAACAAAACATCGGCAACACAACCCCGATGAAGCTAGATTTTATATAGGCCGAGGCCTGTTGCCGATTATTTATTGAGAACGAGGTGAGAACGATAGAAAAAGACATCGAACGTTGGTTAGGAAATCAACTCAAAAAAATGGGGTGCATATATATGAAATTCGTGTCACCTGGAAATGATGGAGTACCTGATCGGATTATTGTACTTCCTGGAGGCGGTGTTATATTCGTCGAGCTAAAGGATACAAACGGAAAGCTAATGGCTAACCAACGAGTACAGATTTCACGATTACGAAAGCAAGGCGCTTTAGTGTTCGTCGTAACAGGGATGTCTGATGCCAAGTTATTTGTTGAAGATATGGAAAGGGCGATACATGGACTTTCATCCACATGAGTACCAAAGCATTGCAATACAACGAATCATTGACAATACCCATTACGGCTTGTTACTGGATATGGGGTTAGGCAAAACCATATCTACACTCATTGCGATTGACCGGCTTATGTATGATTACTTTGACATTAAAAAAGTATTACTCATTGCACCTAAGAAGGTAGCAGAGTCTACGTGGGCCCAAGAATCACAAAAATGGAGTGCTACAAGACGTTTAACGGTGGCTAAGGTGTTAGGCTCCGAGAAGGAACGTATACACGCCTTAGAGAGCGAATCTGATATTTATGTGATAAATCGTGAAAACGTGCAATGGTTATATGAGTACTACCATAAGAAAAAATCGTTCCCTTTCGATATGTTGGTTATCGATGAGAGTTCTTCGTTTAAGAACCCACAGGCAAAACGGTTTAAGGCTATTCGTAAACTTCGACCCTTGTTTAAGCGTATCGTCATTTTAACAGGTACACCGGCACCAAATACGTTGCTTGATATTTGGGCGCAGATGTATCTATTGGATGGTGGTGAACGATTAGGCAAGACGATTACCGAATATCGTACCCGGTATTTTACACCGGACAAAACCAACGGGCATGTCGTGTACAGTTACCGATTACTGCCAGGCGGTGACAAGGCGATATTCAGTAAGATGCAAGATATCTGTATGAGCTTAAAAGCGAAGGACTATCTTACACTGCCTGAACGTATCGAGAATGTCATAACCGTTGAGATGAACCCGAAAGAATGGGAACTTTATAAACAGATGGAACGGGAGCACGTGCTTAGCTTAGTCGATGATGACGACGTAAGTGCACTTAATGCCGCAGCACTTGCCGGTAAATTGTTACAACTAGCGAATGGATCCATTTATAACGACGATGGTGAAATCGTAGTCGTCCATAACGAGAAGATTGAACGCTTGAAAGAATTGGTAGAAACGAATGAAGGAAAACCGATGTTGGTGTTCTACAACTTCAAGCACGACCTTCAGTCAATCAAAGAAGCGTTCCCTAAAGCCGTTGAGCTAAAGACCGATGATGATGTAGCGGAGTGGAACAAGGGCAACATTCAAATGTTACTGGCCCATCCCGCATCAGCAGGGTACGGTTTAAACCTTCAGGCAGGTGGCAATATCATCGTATGGTATGGCCTAACTTGGAGCCTTGAGCAGTATCAACAAGCGAACGCAAGGTTACACAGGCAAGGACAAACACAACCAGTGATTATCCATCATTTAGTTACCAAAGGCACGATGGACGAGCAAGTCATGAAAGCATTAGAACGTAAAGAAGCAGGGCAAGATGCACTCTTAGAAGCTATTAAATATCGTAAAGAATTGTATAAGGAGTAGAGATATGCAAAAGAAATGTAGACGATGCGGAGACACATTCACAGTAAGAACACACGAGGATTATTGTCCTGAGTGTGAGAAAGTTATGACACCTCCTGGTGCGGGCGTTAGTAAAGAGCTAACGTGCGAGGGATGTGGCACAACCTTTATTCATACAAAGGAAAAGGCGCAAGGTCGTTGGCCTAAATATTGTCCGGAGTGTCTACCTAAGTATTCGAAAGTACCTAAGAAGAAGGAAGTAGCGGTAGAACCGGTAGCGCAAACTATTGTAGAAAAGGTAGAGCCGGAAGTTAAGACTGTTGAATTGCCTAAGAAAGAAGATGTTATCAATCATCCTTCACACTACACACGGGGTAAGATTGAAGTTATCGATTTTATCGAGGATCAACAACTTCCTTATCATCTAGGTAATGTTATCAAGTACATCGCAAGAGCGGGTTATAAAGGCGACAAATTAGAAGACCTAAAAAAAGCGCGGTGGTACTTAGACCGGTACATCAACGAGGTGATGCAGCATGAGTGACTATAAAGAAAAGGCATCGGCGTATCTGCAAGATATTAAGATGATAGCCATACGTATTCAATCACTACGGCAAGATATTCGCAAACTGCAGTATGATATCATCACCTTATCGGCGATTGATTATTCCAAAGACCGAGTATCAGGGGGCGGTACTCCAGTAGGGCTTGAAGGTGATGTGGCGAGACTTGTAGATACAGTGGACGCCAAAAAACGGGAGATAGCAAAGCTTATAGCCAAAAGGGAAGAAGCTAGAGCTTTAATTGAACAGATAGAATGTATACCAGGGCGTATTATATTAGCGCAAGAGTACATAAACGGGGCATTTCCTAAGAAAGTACAAGCGATGATATATTACGAAAAAAGTAGTTACTTCAATTTAAAAAATAAGGCATTGAACGAATTAGGGGAGCTACTTTCATAGTGGAGTACTTTGGAGTGTTTTGGAGTATTTTGGACTTAAATGAACCGACTTGACATAGTATAATGTAGTTGTGAAAGGTGTCATTAGTCATCTAACACAAATCCTCTCTTATACACAACTCGGCAAAAAGCACGGTGATGACGACCGTGCTTTTTGTTGTATGTAGCATTGTAAATACAGGGGCCCGTATTTATGGTGTAGGCGATCGCGTAAGCTAAGGAGAGGGAATATGTAAAAATGAAATTTACTGCACAATGAAACCAGGGCGAGCCGAATATGTCCACAACACATTATTAAGCTTATACATTATGAGCTTGCCCTGTATCGTTGTACGCTGACATCTGATGACTAGAACTAGTAGTCCTCCAATAACTATATAGCCTAACAACAACCAACTAGTCATCGGATTTGAGCGTACAAAGTATTAAGGTGAAAAGGTATGAGCACAGAAGTCAAATGTATTAAACGTAAATGCCTGAATAATAAGAACGGCGTTTGCAATGCAAAACTAATTGAATATGACGGCCTGTGTCAAACGTATATCACGCACGACCACGCACACAAAAGTAATTGTGGATTATGCACTCGTTCGCACGGCCGATTTAAGAGAAACAGCCGTGATGTATTAAGATAGCCAGGAGGTGAGATAGTGGCTGCATTAGCAAATAAACGACATGAAAAATTTTGTCATGAGTACATCAAGGATATGAACGCTACACAGGCTGCTATTCGCACTGGTTATTCTAAGAATACAGCTAATAGAATAGGTAGTCGCTTGTTGTCAAATGTTGATATAAAAGCAAGGGTCGCTGAATTACGGGAAGCCTACTTCAACGAAAACATCATGACGGCTCAGCAGGTCGAGTATGAGTTAACAAGGATAGCCCTGGGGCTCTCAAATGAAAAGCAAGTGGTTATCGAAGGTACAGGGGAAGGGTGTTCCGAAGCCCGCATTATCGATAAACCGCCGGACGAGAAGTCAAGACTAAAAGCCCTTGAACTTATGGCCAAACGTCATAGAATACTCAGCGGTGATACAACTATCGATATTAAGCCTGTACTCATCGTAGGTGGTGACGATATTGCAGACTAATAGAGTGTACTTGCCCGATATCGTAGGCAAGGGATACGGTGCTTTTTGGCGGTTTAAAGGCCGTTATAAAGTAGTCAAGGGCAGTCGTGCCAGTAAGAAGTCCTCTACGCAGTCTCTAAAAGTCATTATGGAGATAATGGAGAACCCGTGCATAAACTGGCTAGTCGTTCGTAAGACAGAACGGACTTTGCGTGACAGTTGTTTCGCGCAACTCAAATGGGCTATGCGACAATTAAAGGTGGAGCGGTACTTCAAATGTTCCGTGTCTCCACTTGAGATAACGTATATCCCGACGGGACAGAAAATCCTATTTCGCGGTCTCGATGATCCTTTAAAGGTAACGTCCATTACTGTTGAAGTCGGTGCTTTGTGTAGGCTATGGATTGAAGAAGCTTACGAGATTATGAGTGAAGACGCGTTCAACCGGTTAGACGAATCTATTCGTGGGCAGTTACCCGCCGGCATGTATCACCAGGTAGTCTTAACTTTTAACCCGTGGTCCGATAGGCACTGGCTAAAGAAGCGCTTCTTTGATGAACCCAGTGAAAACGTGCTAGCCATGACTACGAATTACCTGTGTAATGAGTTTTTGAGTGAATCGGACTTAGTATTATTCGAAGAAATGAAGAAGAACCCTAAGCGGTATCAAGTAGCCGGCTTAGGTAACTGGGGCGTTGTTGAAGGCCTAGTTTACGAAAACTGGAAAGAACAAGAATTTAATGTCGATGCAATTAGAGGTCAAACCGGTATCAAGTCCGCGTTTGGCCTTGATTTTGGTTATACAGTAGACCCTACAGCGCTAGTGTGCATGCTAGTTGATATGGCGAATAAGAAAATCTACATATTCGATGAGCTGTACGAAACAGGGCTTACGAATCAACAATTAGCATCCCGCGTCATAGATATGGGATACGCAAAAGAGAAGATTCGAGCCGATAGCGCCGAGCCTAAATCCATCGAGGAATTGTACCAGGAAGGGTTAAAAGGAATAACCGGGGCACGTAAAGGTAAAGACAGCATATTAAACGGTATTCAGCGGATACAGGACTACGAATTAATCGTTCACCCAAGATGCGTTAATGTGCTGCGTGAATTATCCACGTACCAATGGGCGAAGGATCGCTTTGAGAAATACACAGGGAAACCTGAAGACGAAAACAACCATGCTATGGATGCTATGCGGTATGGTTTGGAAGATATTAATGTAGAAAGGTGGTCGTTTGATTGATATTATCTCAGCTATGGGACCGCATCATAAAAGGTTCAGCGACTATGTCGGAACGAGAGTTCCTACAAGCACAGCTGCGTAATTTTCTAGGTAGCGAACAGCGTAAAACGATGTGTACTGCTATCGATTACTATGACGGTAAACATGATATTTTGAATAAGCAACGCTACGTTATCGGTGAGGGTAATACGCGAATAGCGTTACAGGGCGTTCCTAATAATCAGATTGTGGATAACCGATTTGATGATTTGGTAGACCAAAAGGTTAACTACCTGTTGTCTAAGCCGTTAGATATTAACGCAGATGATGACGAGCTCGATAAGATGTTTGGTATTCAGTTCCAGCGCTTATTAAAGTCTGTAGGCAAGTTTGCAACGATGGCGGGCAAGGCGTATATTCACCCTTACATAGGTATCGATGGCACGCTAAAGTTTAAGATGATGAAACCGCATCAGGTTTTACCATTTTGGGCAGATGAGGAGCACACACAACTAGATGCGTTCTTATACCTGTACGATATTGAGTACTACACGGGACTAGAAACTAAGACAATTCATAAAGTCGAATACTACACACCGGACGGTATTCAGTATTACATATGGGATACGGAACGTTTACTTCCTGATCCGGATAAAGAAAACACTGCCAACTTTGCGATTGCCGATAAACCGTATAACTGGGAACGTATTCCGCTTATTATGTTCCGTGCGAATGAGTTCGAACAACCGCTTATCGATAAGGTCAAGTCCTTACAAGATGCACTCAACCGATTACTATCTAACTTCCAAGATAATATGGAAGAAGATATCCGCAGCACAATTTTGATTTTGCAGAACTATGACGGCGAAAATCTCGCTGAGTTCCGTCAAAATCTGGCTTCGTATGGCGCAATTAAGGTTCGCACAGTAGATGGTGTCAATGGTGATGTGAAAGCCTTAAAAATAGAGGTGAATAGCGACAACTACCAACTACTGATTAACATTTTGCGTAAAGCTATTATCGAGAATGGCCGGGGCTTTGATGCTAAGGACGATCGTATGGCTAACAACCCAAATCAGATGAACATCATGTCCATGTACTCTGACATTGATTTAGATGCCAATGAAATGGAGCTAGAGTTTAAATCTAGCTTGCACGATTTGATGTGGTTCGTTAACACGTATCGTGGTTTAACTAATCAAGATACTGTTGAAGAAGTGGACTTCATATTTAATCGTGACCTACCTATCAATGAAGGCGATACGATTAACAACTGTAAAAATTCCGTTGGTATCATATCCAATGAAACCATTATTGCAAATCATCCGTGGACAACAGATGCTGCGGAAGAACTTGCTAAAGTAAAAAAGGAACAGTCCGAAGTAACAGCAGATTTTGTTGTACCGAACGGCGGTGAGGCAGATGGCGAATGATTACTGGGAGAAACGGTATGAGCGGTTACTAGATGAATCGTTTCAAAAAGCTAGTTTGACCGATGATGAAATCAAATCTAACTACGCCAGGGCGTTACGCAGGATTGAAAAGGCTATCAATGATTGGTATCGCCGGTTCGCCACAGAAAACGGACTTCAACTAGCCGAAGCAAGGAAACTTCTGAATGCCTATGAGATGAAAGCCTTTAAAATGGATTTGGCTGAGTTTAAGGCGGAAGCTAAGAAACTCGGCGTATCTGAAGAACACCAACAAATGCTATCGAACGCATCCATTCGTGAGCGGTTAAGCCGTGAACAGATGCTGTATATCAATGTGGTTCACGAGCTCGAAATACTGGCTCAAAAGCAGAGTATTTCGCTTAACGATTTACTGAAAGATGTGTATCAGTCCTCCGCGTACAAGTCAGCATACACAGTGCAGACGCAACGCGGAGAGTACTCGCGCATTAATTCGATTGATAGTAAACGCGTTGAAAGCGTGGTTCACAGTCAATGGGCGAGTGATGGCAAGGATTTCAGTAGTAGGATTTGGGGCGATACGAGTAAGTTAGTCGCTAATTTACAGAATGATTTCACGCAAGCCCTTATTATCGGGCAAGGGGCGGACACGATGGCAGATAATCTGCATAAGCGGATGAAAACGTCGTACAGTAACGCTAAGCGGTTAATCGAAACAGAGACGGCACGGGTACACGAGCAGGGGTTTCTTGATAGCATGAAAGACCTAGATGTCGAGGAGCTGGAAATACTGGCTACACTCGACAGTCACACTTCATCTATCTGTAGACACATGGATCGTAAACGTGTCCGAGTCGTTGATGCTAAACCAGGCGTTACCGTTCCGCCGTTCCATTGCTATTGTCGGTCTACTACAATTCCATATATCCCAGGGCTCGAAGGCACTCGAACAGGTAGAAACCAGAACGATAAGAGTACTGATTTTGACGGAGCGATTACCTACGAGGAATGGGAAAAAGAATATATCAATTAGCAGCGGAAACGCTGCTTTTTTATTGCCATTTTAGTATTGTTGGGCGAAAACTAACAAGACCGTAGCCGTGAGGTGTGGCTCACGAAAATAAAGCGAAATGGGTATTTTTTAAGGAGGTCACTATGACTAAGGAAGAATTGTTAGCACTAGGATTAACTGAAGAACAGGCTGCTAAGGTCGTTGAAGACTATGGCAAGAATTATGTGTCTAAGGATCAATTCAATGCTAAGAATGAGGAACTCAAATCCGTAAAAGGGGAACTCACGACTCTTAACAGCGAGATTGATAACCTCAAAAAATCTAATGCAGATAATGCGGAGCTTGCGAAACAAATTGAAACGATGAAAGCTGATGCGGAATCTCGTAAAGCTGAATACGAGGGTAAAATCGCACAACTTGAAATCGACAATATTGTAAACGTAGCATTGTCCAACGCAAAAGCTAAAAACAACGTTGCAGTCCGTGCGCTATTGGATTTAACCGATGCAAAAGTGAAGGACGGCAAAATCAAAGGATTAGATGAACAACTTGCTGAAGTTGCCAAAGCTAATCCTTATTTATTTGGGGAAGCGTCCGCCCCTAAAGGTGTAGCACCGGGTAACCCTGGCGGTAAAACACCAAGCGGCGCAGTAACTAAAGAAGACTTCGCTAAAATGACGTACTCTCAACGGGCGGAGTTATTCGCAAACGATGTTGAACTTTACCATTCATTAACAGGAGGAAACGCTAATGAATAAACAATTCTCTTTTAATTTACAAACATTCGCAGCAGGTGTTACACAAGTTGCTAATGTAGTTAACCCTCAAGTAATGGCGGATATGGTGTCCGCGGGCTTACCAAAAGCTATTAAATTTACTCCAATCGCTAAAATCGATAGAACTTTGGCAGGTGTACCTGGTAACGAAATCACTATTCCAGCATGGGGCTACATCGGTGATGCGGAAGACATCGCGGAAGGCGTTGAAGTGCTTGCAACTCAAATGTCCGCTTCTACCGCTAAAGCTAAGGTTAAAAAAGCAATGAAACGCGTTGATATCACAGACGAAGCTAAATTGTCCGGTTATGGCGACCCAGTAGGCGAAGCTACTCATCAATTACGTTTGTCCTTGGCATCCAAAATCGACCAAGATGTAGTAACAGCCCTTGGCGGTGCTACTCTTGCAATAACAGATACTAAAGTTATTTCCTATGAAGGCGTCGTTAACGCAGTAGACAAATTGAACGAAGAAGATTACGTTGAAAAATATTTGTTCGTAGCACCTTCTCAAATTACTGCACTTCGTAAAGATGCTAACTTCATTGACAAAACAAAATACGGCAATGACGTTATGATGACAGGTGAAATCGGTATGATTGCAGGCTGTCGTGTTGTAACATCTCGCCGCATCAATGACACAGGCGCAACTGTTGATAACTTCATCGTTGGTGTAACTGCAGAAGTAGAAGATGGTACACCTGTATTACCTGCAGTAACAATTTATCTTAAACGTGACGTTATGATTGAAGCTGATCGTGTTCCTGAAAAAGGCTTGGACAAAATCGTTGTTAACGAACACTACGTTGTTGCATTGACTAACCAATCCAAAGTTGTAAAAGCTACATTCAAAAAATAGTAGGTGAATAGTATGACCACGAAAGAGACAGTTTTACAAATTCTTGAATCGTGGCTCGGGTATGATGCAATTTCTGATATAAATATCATTGAGTATATGGTTGACGCGGAAACACAACATATCCTCAATGATATCAATCAGAAAGAATTACCTAGCGAATTACAGCACGTTCTCGTATATCGTGTAATTGGCAGCTATATCACCACAAACAAAAACAAATTGATTGAAGCCGACGGAGAAATGGCTAGTTCCATTAAAATGGGCGATACTGAAGTTCAATTTAAAGGAACAGACAAGGCATCCCGTCTCCAAGAATTGGCCACCGCTTTGAGTGGATATGGAAGGGGTGACCTGGCATGCTTCCGACGGCTAAGATGGTAGACGCTGCTAGAAAGCAGTTAGAACGATTATACGATTGTACGTGTTATGTTATCTCTGAAGTGGATGCAATGGACCCCGATACTGGAATTATGAGTAAAACTGCCAGTAGAGAGGGTCCTTTTGCTTGTAGAATTAGCCATAAAACTCTCTCTACAGGTCAAAACGCTGAGATTGCGAAATTTAGTACCACCACGGTGCTTTTCACCGCTCCGGAGGTAATCATACCTAATGGGGCTCGAATCGAGCTTATAGGGCGAAATACGAAGCAACTTTTTCGCAGTGCATCGATTTCGGCACGATATGACACACATCAAGAGGTGCAACTCGAAAATTTAGAGGTGCATTGACATGGGTGTTGAATTTAACATGGAAGATTTTGCTGAATTTAATCGAAGCCTGGTCAAACTGAGTCAATCAGGTAGCCTTCAGAATTTCAACAAGCAAGTTGTGAAGGAAATGGCCAGCGTGTATGTGCGTGAAGCTAAATTGAATACACCTGTAGGCAAACGATCGGTTAAATTCATGCAAAACGGCAAAGTACAAACAAAGTATTTTGACAGCGAGCATACCCGCCAATCGTGGAGTGTTGGTAGATATCAACTGAACGAAAAAACCGGACGGGTTGAGGTGTTTAACACGTCCTCTTACGCCTCGTTTTTAAATGATGGGCATCGGCAAGAAGTTGGGAGATTTCTTCCGTGGATAGGCCAATCTAAAGGTGGAGTAATGCAAGGCGGTAGACTGAAAAAGCCTTGGGTAGATGGTGCGTACATGCACGAGAAAGCTGAAAAGGCACTCAGTAAAAACGCTAAACGTATTATGGAAATTGCATTAAAGAAATGGATTGAAAAGCATGGTGGATTCTGATGTATTAACAGCTGTATCTAAAGCCGTACATACGGCACTCAACGTGCCTATATACCTAGAATTCAAAGAAAACAATATGACATTCCCGTGTGCATACATCAAGGTGATTGAGCCTAGTATGAGCAGACATGTCGGTGATCTTTACAATACCTCTTTGGACTTAGACATCATGTATTACGCCAATAATCTTGATGTGGTTACTGATACGCGAAAACTCATTGATATTCCTAGTGTGCTGTACCTATTGCTTGAATTTGTACAAGTTGGGGAACGTACAATTATGGGCACCGGCATGAAATACAAGATTTCAGACGGTGTGCTGCACTTCTTCGTGACGTATGAAAACATACTACGGAGAGTGGCCAAACCTATCGAGCGGATGAAGCACATGGAATTAACGGAAAGGGTAAAAGATGGCAGATGAAAAAGAAACAGTCGAAGTAACGGCTGAACAACAATTTGATGCTTACGCTATCATTGCATCTGACAAATACAGACGGTATCGTGATTTACTTACGTGCCTTCTTAACGAAGATGAAATGTATACAGAAAGCGACATTGATAAGATTTTAAATCAGGCATTAACAACGCCTGTGAAAGGTTAGTGAAATATGGCATTAGGTGGTGGCACATTCTTATTCCACAATAAAGTATTGCCAGGTACTTATATTAACTTCGTATCCAAAGACCGGGCATATGCAGAAGTATCTGACCGCGGCTTTGGTGCGATGCTGCTCTCCTTTGATTGGGGCCCAAGTGGTGAAGTGTTCCGTGTAGATAACGACACATTCCAAAAGGATTGTCAAAAATACTTTGGTTATGACTACGGCCATGACAAAATGAAAGGCTTACGTGACTTGTTCCGTGGTTTGAAAACTGGTTACTTCTACCGCTTAAACTCTGATGGTGCGCAAGCTACAAGCACAATCGGCAAAGCTAAATATAAGGGTATTCGTGGTAACGATTTGGGTGTATCTGTTCAAGCTGATCCGGATAACACAGGTAAATTTATCGTAACTACTTACCTTACTACTGGCGATGTTCGTAAAATAGTAGACACTCAAAAGAACTTGAAAGATGCAACAGAATTACAAGATAACGATTACATCGTATTCACTAAAACTGGCGCATTAACTACTACTGCATACTCTGCATTATCCGGTGGTACTAACGGTACTACAATTACTGTTAAAAACTACCAAGATGGCATTGATATGCTTGAACCTTACTACTTCAATACTTTGGGTTACGCTGGTGCGGACGACACAATTAAGAACTTGCTTATTGCATTTACTAAACGTTGTCGTGAACAAAGCGGTGCTAAATTCCAATTAGTGATTCATGGTAAGACTAAAGTCAACTATGAAGGTGTTATCTCTATCCTTAATGACGTAACCGATGAAGGTGCCGAAAGAGGCTCTTTGGTGTACTGGACATTAGGTCAAGAAGCATCTTGCAATATCAATGCTACAGTAGGCAACATGATCTACGATGGTGAATACACTGTAAACGTTAAGTACAAACAATTCGAACTTGAACAAGCTATCAAAGACGGCATGTTCATGTTCCACAATGTTACTGACTCCGTTGGTGGTAATATCCAAGGTGACGTACGTGTATTGAAAGACATCAACACATTTACTGAATTCAGTAAAGCTAAAAATCGCGACTTCTCTCTTAACCAAGTCATTCGTGTATTGGATAACTGGGCAGTTGACGGTGCTAGATTGTTCAATAAAACACATCTTGATAAATCCCCTAATGACCAAGCTGGTCGTGAGTCCTTATGGGGCGACCTTGTATATCTTGCTGAGCAGTACCAAAAAGTACGTGCTATCCAAAACTTCGATGATAAAGACATCCCAGTACCTACGCAAGGTGATAACAAGGAAGATGTATTGGTTAACGTACAATTACAGCCAACTGTGGCCATGGAAAAATTGTACATGACTGTTGTAGTAGCCTAGGAGGATAACGCATGGAAAATGAAATTTTAGATGCATTGAAAACGATGGATGCAGCTGACGTTGTTTCTTCTAAATTAGCGTCTTGCTATATCGTAGAGAACGGTAACCGGTACTTACTGTTTCAAGCTAAGAAACTTAGCGCAAAAATTAAAAAGAATAAAGAAAAAGTGGCAATCTTGGGCCGTATCGGTGCAGGCAATAAGTCTACCTCCGTAGAATACAACGGTAGCTTAACGATTTACCACAACACTGCTTTATTCGATAAGATGGTTGAAAAATACTTGAAAACTGGCGTGGATACATACTTCGACATGCAAGTAGTTAACAACGATCCAACTTCTAAAGCAGGTCGCCGTTCTGTAATTCTAAAAGGTGTGAACCTTGATGAATTAACAGCAGCAGAGTTCGACGCTGAAGGCAAATACATCGAACAAGAACACAACTTTACTTATGAAGGTGTTAAATACGTTCAACACTTTAATGAATTAGACGGGATGCAAGCCTAGTGCTTGCTCCCCTTTTTTTAGGAGGTTTTTACAATGGCTGAAAATTTGAGTGCATTCCTTAAGCAAAACGTTGATGTAGTCAATGAGACTGAATACGTAGCATCTAAACGAATCAAAGTGAATGGCGAGCCAGTAGCGTGGAAGATTAAAACATTAGCTACTGACGAAACAGAAAAGATGCGTAAGAAATACACTAAACGCATTACTGACCGCATCACTCGTCAATCTGAAGAACGCTTCGATGCGACTGCATATAACGAAGATGTGCTATCTAAGGCAATCACTTATCCTAATCTTTATGATGCAGAACTTCAAGATAGCTGGGGTGTTACTGAACCAGTTGAGCTTGTAAAAGCAATGCTCACACCAGGTGAATACGCTGACCTTTTGGCAGCAGTAACGGAAGCCCAAGGCTATGACGTAGGCATGGAAGATAAGGTAAAAGAAGTAAAAAACTCCTAGAATCCAATGAAACAGAAACGATGTTCGCATATTTGGCATTTGTTAAATACCATGTGCGACCTTCTGTTTTTGCGGATATGGATATGAATGAAAAGGCTGTAGTAATTGCCTTTATTCAGCAACATGCTAAAGATGAGCAAGATGAAATGAATAAGGCAAAAAGGGGGTAATGAATGGCTACACTTTCTAACTATATAAGCCTCTCTACTAATATTCCTAATGCTATGAACGCAGCCGCAAACGCAACAACTAAAGCCTATCAATCCATGAACACGCTACATAATAAGATGAACGGTGTATCGAGTGCTAGTGAAACACTAAAGGCTAGCATGGGTGGTATCATGAACAGCTTCGCCGGTAACCTGTTGGCTAGTACCGTGATGAATGGCATTGGCGCTATAAAAGGCGCCATCGAATCGATTCAAGATACTGCTACAGAATGGGCACAGGTGCAAGCTCGCCTTAAATTGGTAGCCGGAAGCCAGGAAAACGCTATTTACCTAAATAAGCAGATATTTGAATCCGCGCAGCGTGCAAGAGGCGGGTATTTGGAAATGGCGGATGCCGTAATTCAGGTATCTCAATCCGCACATGATGCGTTCCCGGACCCAAGAAAAGCCGTAGAATTCATGGAAGGTATCCAAAAGGTATTCGCTATTGGTGGTGCATCGAAAGAAGCACAAAAGAACGCCATGCTTCAGTTAACACAAGGTCTAGCATCTGGTCAATTACAAGGTGACGAATTCAGGTCTATTGCTGAAAACGCGCCGATGATTGAAAACATCATTGCTAAATCTATGGGCGTATCCCGTGGCGAACTTAAGAAGCTAGCATCGGAAGGTAAGATTACTGCTGAAGTAATTAAAAACGCTATTATGAATAACTTGCCTGAGATTGAAAAGCAGTTTGAATCGCTTCCAAAAACATGGGGCGATCATATGCAGTCAATTAAGAATAAAGCTATTCGGGCGTTTGAGCCTGTATTCCAACGAATATCTGACCTTGCTAATAGCGAGGGTGTCCGTGAGTTAGTGGACAACGTAACAGGAGCAATCCAAATGGTAGCACCGGTATTCTATTGGCTCGTAGGTGTTATCGGTGAAACGATTAATACTGCGGTGTGGGCATTTAATACGTTATCTAATTTTGTTAGACAGCACTCGTCTATCATGTATACAGCAATGATAATACTGGGCGGTGTAATGGCGTTTTATGCAATCCAGGCCGGTATAGCAGCCGGAAGAACGATTCTCGCGGCAGGTGCTATGGCGATTAAGGCTGTAGCAGACTGGGCCGAAACTGCTGCTCTGTTAGCGATGATTGTAGCTCAAGAAGGATTGAACGCCGCATTATATGCGTGTCCGTTAACATGGGTAATCGGTTTAATTGTTGCCGTTATAGTCATAATCTACTTAGCTGTAGAAGCTATTAACTATTTCTGTGATGCGAATATTAGCGTACTAGGAATCGTAGTAGGTGCTTTTTGGGCGTTCGGTTCTGCTATTTTCAATGTGTTTGCTTTGGGATGGAACATCATCGCAGCATTTGTTAATTTCTTGGCCAACGTATTTAAAGACCCATTACATGCAGTCGCTAACTTGTTTATCGACATATGGAATGGTATTTGGCAATTCGTGAAAGCTAGAATTAACGATATTATCGATGCGATTAATAAAATCCCAGGCGTAAATATCGATAAGGTAGGCGGGTCTACCGGCGTAATAGAACGATTTGAGATTGCCGGCGGTGAAACTACTGTCATGGGCAAGATGGATTATTCTAGCGTTACAGGAGCTTTCGGCGAAGGCTATAACATTGGGGCTAACCTTAGCCTTGGTGATTTGATGCCTAGCATGCCTGGTGTTAAAACTCCTCAAGAGTTTGACGCTAGCAAAATTACTCCAGGTGCTGATCATGATGCGGCCGATAAGACTAAGAAAAATACAGGTAAGACTGCCAAGAACACAGGCAAGATTGCCAAGTCTATCGACATGACAAATGAGGAAATCAAGGCACTCCGTGAAAGCGCTATCGATAAATCGTTGAAGAAATGGCAAGATGCCAACGTGATTCACATTCAAATGAATAACGATGTAGAAATCAACAATGGCACTGACTTAGACGGCTTTACAAGTCAAATCTCGAAAGGCTTGAAAGACGCGTTCGCAATTCAAAGGGAGGGAATCTAAATGTATTACTTCTATATGGGGACGATGCAGATACCGATTCCCCCTAAAGAGTTAACCACTACTATTAACGGCAAGAACGAAACCATGGAGTTATTGGGGAAAGGCGAAGTTAACGTTATTAAACCAGCAGGGCTTACAGACCTTGCTTTCAAATTCTTATTGCCTAACTCCGATTATCCATTTAATGAGTCCTTGCTGTTTAAGTCCAAAAAGGCTAAGTACTATATCGATGAACTCGAAAAGCTTAAGACCACAAAGACGATCTTCCAATTTATCGTAGTTCGAATGAAACCGGGCGGGCAGATGCTAGCCATGACTAACATGAAATGTACGCTTGAAAACTACGTCATTGAAGAAGATGCGGACAACGGCTTTGACTCGTACGCTAGCGTTACGTTAAAGCAGTGGAAACATTGGGGAGCTAAACGGATTGAAGTGAAGACTGATAAGGACGGTACTGCAAAAGGTAGCGTTAAGTCGGACAGACCTACGGACGGTAAGGTGGCCGCATCAACTGCCAAAGTCTCCAAAGGACAGACTTTACAGCAAATCGTTAAGAAGCAACTAGGTAATACGGATAACTTATTTCAAATCGCAGCACTTAACAAAATTGCTGTTCCTGCTATCTTGGGAGTTGGCCAAGTTGTCCAGCTTAAACGAGAGGGTAATAACGAATGGCTATAGATGAAAAGAAAACGGTCGAAAAATCTCAAATCAATGGCACTATCATTCCGTTACCCATGCCAACTCAACTACACTATGAGCTAACCATCAGAAACAAAAGCACTGGTGATTTATGGCTCATAGAACCTGAAGACGGCGTACAAATTACGAGAGCAGTTGACTGCGTTCCAAGTAAGATGACATTCAAAGTACCTAAAGACCCTAACCTCAATTTTGAAGAAGGTGATACTGTTAAGTTCACTTTAAACGGAGGAGCGGTGTTCTTTGGGTATGTCTTTGAGAAACAGCGTGACGGCAAGAATTCGATATCAGTTACTTGCTATGATCAGATTCGCTATCTCAAGAATAAAGACTGTTATGTCATCGGAGCTATGACTGCGACAGAGTTCATCAAAATGGTAGCCGATGACTTTGGTTTGAAATGTGGTTATATGGACGACACCGTGTGGAAAACTCCGGAGAAACCTCAAACCATATTCAAAGATAAGTCACTGCAAGAAATGATATGCCAACTACTCGATAAAACAGCCATATACACGCCTAATCACGCGTTCTATCATTTGTACGATGATGCGGGCGAGTTACGGCTGGCATCGTTTGAGACTATGAAGACAGATATTTACATCGATGATGAGTGCATGGAGGATGTGCAGTATACCACTTCCATAGACAAGGAAACATACAACTATGTAAAAATCGTCCGTACAGTTCCAAATGGTGCATCAAGTAAGTTGGAGAATACATTCATAGCCAAGGACGATAAGAACATCGAGAAATGGGGCAGATTACAATACTTACTCATTCCTAAGGAAAAGGACATCAACGCAGTAGCACAAGCCAAGGCAATCATGGCTCACAAAAACAAGAAAAGCCGTGAGATTAAGTTGAAAAATGTCATTGGCGATGTGCGTGTGCGTGGTGGCTCGTTGGTTTACATTAACCGAAACTTTGGCGATATGATTGTTAATAATTACATGATGGTAACATCTGTTACTCATACGTTTAAAACAGGATTTCACGGAATGGATTTAGATTTACGATACGTTGATAATGACGCAGCTTATGAAGTTGCAAAAGACGAAGATGCTGAAGCGGTTAAGAAGATTGAAGCTACTAAGAAAACCAAAGGTACTGCAGTCGCTACTGGGGCAGGCGGTACAGCAGGTCAAGTAGATACCGCATTCAGCGCCAATGACGGCCGAGTATCTCAATATGGTAGCGTAGGGTGCGCTGACACAGTATGCGCTACTGGGTCTTGGTACAATTCTGATTTGAAAGCAGAATATGACAAAGGGACGGCATCTGTTCCTACACTTCGCCAAAACCTAGAAGCGAAAGGCTATGTTACCGAGCAGTTTAACGGCTATGCCAATAAAGGCGATTTATTGATTTACGGCGACGATGATCATGTCGTAATCGCTGATGGCGCAGGCGGGTGCTTTGGTAACTCCTCTAGCCGTGGATATGCTATGAAGTATGGCAACGCAAATTATGCGTGGCATAATGACGAAGCGCCAACTAAGATTATTCGAATGGGGGCTAAATAATGGATAGCGAGTACATGAAAATCGTTAATACGATTAAAGAAATAGCGAGCACCGTAATATCAAATGGCGAACCTATGGAAGTAATCGTCGGCGAAGTTGTCAGTGTATCACCGCTTGCTATTAAGATTGACCCTAAGTTAACTGTACCCGAAGAGAATATTATTCTTACCAAGAACACCTGTGAATGGACTATGGAGATGAGCGTTGATCATGTTACAGAAAACCGAGCAGGTGGCGGAGGTATGGCTGAATTTGCTAGCCATAACCATGACTACGTAGGCCGTAAGAAGTATCTCGTTCATAACCAATTAGTGATGGGCGATAAGGTCATTATGCTGAAGGAAACCGGCGGACAGCGTTACATAGCGTTAGACCGCTGGTATAACCCAAATAGGGGGTGCACGACTAAGTAATGGCAGATAATTTACTATTACCAAAACAAAGTAACGACGCACTTATTCCTGACACAGTGAATTACATTGAACCGTCGCATACGTATGATGTTGATTTTAGAACGGATAGCCAAATTAGGGGCTATGCAGATAAGTTGCGAGCTATGGAGCAAGCGATTTATAAAATCATCAATACGGAGCGATACCAATATATTATTTACAGTTGGAATTATGGCATCGAACTACAGGACTTATTCGGTCAGCCAATTCCGTATGTGTACGCTGAGTTACAGCGTCGTATAGAAGAGGCTTTACTGAATGACGACAGAATAACTAAAGTATACAACTTTGATTTTAGCCACGAAGGTGGTGACGTCATGGTTGAGTTTGATGTAGATACCATTTATGGTACGCTACAAAAAATCAAGAAAGGGGTGAAAGGTATTGTATGAGCATATGACGGCCAATCGAATTGAAAAACGAATGCTCGATAGAGTTAAAGATGAATTCGATCGGCGCGAAGGTAGTGTTATATACGATGCTACAGCTCCGGCAAGCGTTGAGTTTGCAGAATTATATATCTTAGCAGATGTGATTCTGAAACAAGCGTTTGCAACTACTGCAGACCGGGAATTCCTAATACTTCGTGCTGCGGAGTTTAATATTTACCCGGAACCTGCGACACAAGGCGAATTTGAAGCCCAGTTCAATATGGAGGTACCGATTGGCTCCCGATTCAATTACAACGAATATAACTTTGTTGTAACAGAGGTAATCGACGACACAGAACATAAGTATAAGCTCAAATGTGAACAGTACGGACGTACTCCTAATGCAACTACCGGGGATATTACACCAATTCAGGGTATTAATGGCCTTACCTCTGCTAAGATATTGAAGAATATCACGCCAGGTGAAGATGAGGAAGACACCGAAGTATTCCGAAAACGGTACTTTGATGCTTTGAAATCTAAAGCCTACGGCGGTAACGGTGCTGATTATAAAGAAAAGGTGCTAGCTATCCCTGGCGTTGGCGGTGTTAAAGTATACCGCTGTTGGAACGGTGGCGGTACCGTTAAGCTAGTTGTATTGAACAGCGACTACAAGCCTGCGGCTGACGAGCTTATTAAGGAAGTAGAGAACGTTATAGACCCAGCGCCAAAAGGCAAAGGGTACGGGCTCGCTCCTATCGGCCACACCGTAACAATCGAAAAGGCTGACCCGGTAACGATCAACTACCGAATTGAAGTCACCATGATGAGCGGGCACAACATTAACGAAATTCAAACCCTTGCAGAAAACGCCATCAAGCAACGATTGCTTCTACGTGCTAAGGAATGGTGTAACCAAGACGAGAAGGAACATCTTATTCTTCGGACTAGTCTTGTAACTGCTTTAATGGTCGAACTGCCTAATGTTCTTGACGTCGGTAGGATTACTATAAACGGTGCTTCTGTTTCAAAGCTTGAATTAAAGGATAATCAAATCCCAGTATTAGGGACGATTACTTTGGTGACAGTATGATTACAGATTTCGGTATTTTTAAACGTGATATAGATATCTCACAATTCGCCGTTCCGTTAACTCGAGATTCTCGGGATATCCAAGAAGTGTATAGAGTAGAATCGGCAGAACTGCAACTACTATGGGATATCATGCTGGATATCTTTAAGGAAGAATACATCTATACCGCCGCAGATTACGGACTTGAAGCATGGGAACAAATATTAGGCATCAATCCTCCGGATTTAACGGATACAGAAGGGCGCAGAAGCGAAATACTATCGGTATTAATCGGTCAGCGTCCTTTTACTATGCCAAAGGTACAGGAAATGCTTAATTTCAAGTTTGGCAATCATGTAGTAAAGCACTCTGTTGTATCTGATAGATACGAGTACTGGCTAGATGTAGTCGATGGATTTGAAACACAGCTCAACAATATTGTCGATTATGTGGAGCCGTTAATACCTAAGAACTTAATCATCAAGACAAAAAGTACTACAAACATTAACGGCGAAATATATGTAGGCGCTATATCTGATGTATACGAGTCCTTCCATGTCGGAGCGGCATTAGATAAGTTTGACTTCAAAGTAGGCTCTGACATTAACATAGGCATGAGCTTCGACGTATTAGAAACAATTAAAGTATAAGGAGAACACATGGCTTCTATTTATCCAAATACACGATTAACCAATTATGGCCGTGAGTTAATCGCAAGATCGCAAGCAACCGGTAAGAAGTTGCAATACATTAAGCTAGTTACTGGTGACGGTCAGCTCGATAATCAAAATATCGATACTATGACCTCCGTGCTAGCTCCAAAATTAGAGTGCCCGTTCACTTCAGGCGGTGAATTCGTAGGCGACGGCCAATTTAGAATTGAATTCGCTGTTGGTAATAGCACAGTAAATAGCGGGTTCTTCGCTAGGGAGTTAGGCGTGTATGCTAACCTTGAGGGCGAATCTGATTCTGCAGCTAGACTAATCGCATATAGTAACGGCGGTAACTACGCATCCTATATTCCGTCTAAGGAGACACCGATTAATTCTAAAGTATTTTCTTTAGATGTTGTAATCGGTAACTCCACGAATGTAACCGTTAAGAAGATTGATGCGGCATACCTCACACGAGGGGCACTAGAATCCCATAATCGTGATACAAGTGCGCACACCAACATCACCGACCAAATTAAGGCGATTCTCGGAAGTGCAAACTGGAATGACTCCCCGGCAAGTACACTTGTTACAATCAAAAACTTATTGGGGCAAGGCGCTATCGTGACATCTAAGCTCGATGCTAATGCGGGATTTGTTAAATTCGCTAATGGTTTCACTATCCAGTGGGGAGTGGGCGGCCAGGATAACGTGACCAAAAGTGAAGTAAGATTCCCAATCAAATTCACAACGATATTTATGGCCTACGCCATTGATGCGTACTGGTCCGGCTCTGATACACCTAGATACTTTGCTACTTCCGTGTCTGAAAGCAACTCCACTAAGGCCGTATTCTCGGCGAGTGATAGATACGCTGCTTCTTATTACTGGGTTGCTCTTGGGATTATCTAGTTACCTACCGCAATATAGCGACCCCAAGCGGTACTTTTATTTAAACCATCTTTCGCCGCCTGGGAATACACTTTAACTCCTGTTCTAGTATGTTCCCTAAACGAATGAACTTGATTATCTACATTATTTCCGTTGACATCATTCCCAACCACAACGAAGCACGCAGATGCGAAAGCGACGGGGAACGATACTGTGCCTCCCATCGATACGTTATTAAAAGCTCCCCACTGGATACTAATTCTTCCCTACGGCCATCCAAACAAAACTACCTGTGTCCGCTCTGTCGGTTAAGAATCGGATGGTGTTTCTGTTAGATTGAGAGAACCCACTGTTCCAAGTAATAAAACATTTTGCTCCGGAAGTATCAACACTAACAGAGTCATCGGTGGCTAATGCAATTAGCACAGTGCTGCTGATCGGTAGTGAAATATCTTTATAGTATCTATTGGAATCAAACCAAGTTATACCCCACTGGGGAGTTATTTTAATAATTCTATCGTTTTACGTAATTCACGAATGGTTTTGTGTGTATACACCCTGGTAGTGATATCGCCTTGTTTATGCCCTAGCAAAGAACGTAAAGCATTAGGCGGGGCAACCGCATCAAGCAGACTGGCGAATGTGTGCCTGGTATCGTGGATAGTATGCTTGCAGTTAAGCTGGTTCATAATTTCATGGAAGTGCTTGCGAAATGATGTATAGCTGATAGGAAATAGATGATTGTCTGCAGCATTGTATACCTGCTCAATTAATGGCGTGATGCGGTGATGGATAGGAATGATACGGCCCTCGCCGGCTTTAGTTTTGGCGTGTCTTACGATAAGGTATGATGATCGTCTATTGATATCTTGCCTGCGTAAGTTAAGGAGCTCACCTATACGTAGTCCAGTGTAGAGCAGTATTAAAATCATGCGGGAATAAGATGTATCTATTGCCCATAACTTGTTGATTTGTTGGCGAGTAAATACTCTTCTCTTAATCGTTGGCCTATTGGGTCCTAGATTCAGGTGCAGGGCGTAATTAGTGATAGTGTAATCTCGGATGATTGCGTAATTGAATAATTGATTAAGTAATGTACGGACTTTCTTACAAGATGAGTAGGAAAGTCCTTTTGCGTGCATGGAATCAATCACATTTTGAAGGTGCTGGAAATGAATATCCGTGATAGGCATATCCGCTATGTTGGATATGTGTTTAAACGCAATATGGTACGAATTAACAGCACTCCTAGAAATGGACTGCGAGTGAATAGGCAACCACTCGTTAAATAGTTGCCTTAATGTAATGGTATTGCGTTGTCTACGTTTTAATATAATGGCGTAACGGCGCATAATTTCACCTCCGAAAGGATACTACTATGAATCAATATGTATTTGTATTAAACGAAATGGGCGAACGAATTACGTCCTATGTTGATAATACAGTAAGTCAAGAGCAGCTGTTAGCGACTGCTAAACAAGAATGGCCGGATGCGGCGGATTATATTTACTCTGCCGACGGCGATGCAATGTTAGATGAATTTATGAAAGGTAAATTCTATGTAAACGGCAAGTTCGTTGAACCGCAAGCCAAAGAACCGACGAAAGCTGATAAGATTGCCGAAATTAGAAGTTATTACAATGATCGTTTTGAAACATTAGAACAAATGCTTTTAAGACGCCGACTAATTAACGGCGATATTACAGACTTGCAAGAACAGTTCAAGAAACTCAATCAAGAAATGGTGTTAAAAATTAAGGCGGTGAAATAATGGAAGCATTTGAAATTAAAAGCGACATCCCTGTAATGAAGTTCTGCGAATTCTGTTACGCAACTTTAAACGAAGATGGCACATGCCCAACAGAGGGCTGTATCCATAACGACTTAATGGAATTGGACGAGGGAAACGAAGATGAAACTACCAGTCCTACACAACTTTAATGCAATCAAAGGGGAAGTGATTTCTCTTAGCATTGGTTATAACAATGTTGTTGCAAGTGAAAGTTTGTTCGCCTGTGTTCGTAAATATTCTCCGGACGAAGAATATAAAGCTAAGTTCGATATAGACGTGTCTACCGACGAGCTAGAAAACGATGAAGCATCTAAAATCACTCTTTCGTTAGATACAAATGCCCTAGCAGTCGGTAAGTACCAATGGGACCTATTCATTTGGAACGGAGACCGCCCTATCAAATGTCTAGTTAAAGGACAAATTACTATAGTAGAAGGCGTTAGTAATAGGGGGAAATGATGGACGAACTACACATTCACGATGATAACGAATCGATCAAAGTTAAAGACAATACTCAAATCGTTAAACTACAAGGACCAAAGGGTGACCCAGGAGAGCAAGGGCCTCCTGGGCCTCCTGGCG